AATTGGAATAGTAACATTTTAGCAAAAAAACATACACAAGGGTTTTACCCTATTATTGTTACAAAAATTCAAATATATATAGTTAAATAAAGAGATTATAATTTATAGATTATTTAGAATAAAGAATACTTGCAAAAAAAAGTTGATGTGATATCTTATAGATTAGAGGCGAAAGCGAAACAAGATATATGCGTCTGTAGCTCAGCTGGATAGAGCATCTGCCTTCTAAGCAGAGGGTCCCGCGTTCGAATCGCGGCAGGCGTAAATAAAAGAGGATGATTTTAAATCATCCTCTTTTACTTTTCCCGACTTTTTCCCGACCTTTACAACTGATAGTGTCGGAATATATCTGATTATGATTAAATACAATATTAATATGACGAGAGAATCTCAATGGCACTCCTTTTACTCTTAGCATTGGTATGAGTATATCTTTCTGTAACAGAAACACTAGAATGTCCTAATATCTCTTGTACTGTTCTTATATCAGCACCATTCTCTAACATTCTTGTAGCTGCCGTATGTCTGAAATCGTGGAATCTGAAGTCTTTAATTTCAGCTTTTTTAAGAACAGTATGAAATGCTTTTTTGATGTCATTGTAAGGCATATTGGTTTCTGGATTAAGAAATACATATTCAGTATTATTTTTTGCTTCATTTAAAACCTTCATTAGTTTTGAAGAAATCGGTATTTTTCTTGATTTTCCAGACTTAGTTTCAAGAAGTTCTATAAACTCATATTCAAAATCTATATAAGCCCATTTTAATTTGAATATTTCATTTCTACGCATACCTGTTTGTAAAGCACATATAATTAAAGGTTTCAAATGAATATAAGGATAGATAATCTTTTTAGCTTTATCTCTGCCTACTACTTCATACCCTCGTTCTATTTCCTCAAATAATCGTTTTTCTTCCTCTGGTAATAAAACTCTAGTCTTATAATTGTTTTCTTTTAGTTTTTTAACAGACCACATAGGGTTTTTGTTTAATAATTCATTTGCAACGGCTAAATTAAGCATTTTGCTTAATGCTTGCAAATACCTATTTACAGTAGCATTTTTGCTATTACGTTCCTTTTTTATATCCCTCTTAAAATCCTCAATTTTTGCCGGAGTAATATCTTCTAAATTAATATTTCCAAAATATTTTAAAAATATTGTTGTACTTAGCACATCAGATTTATAGCTTTTTTTATTTACTTCTGAATATTCTAAATAAATTTTAATAGCACCTTTTAATGTAGGTTTAGGCTTATTATCTAAAATACCTAGATTGCCTTTCATAATTTCGGCTTTTACTATTGCTTCATATTGAAGGGCAGTTTTTTGATCAACTGCCCCCTTGCAAGCTCTATAATATTCTTTTCCATTAAGTTGAAATCGGTAATACCATTTGTTATTACCTTTTTTAAATACACTCATTTAAGCCACCTTTCTCTTGCGTTCTTCAAGCCATTCTTTTAGCAAGTCCTCGAAGAACAATATTTCTTTACCCATTTTGTCCATTACTTTTGATGGGATAATCTTTCTTGAAATCCAATTATTTAACTTAATTAATCTTTTTTTAGGATCTTCCACCATATCTGCAAACAAGAAGTCTGCTGTTTTTCTTTTTGTCCATAATCCACTTTTTTCCATAATTTCAACTCCTTAGTTTGTTCCATATTGCAATTTAAAATTACTGATAAAATTTTGAATCCGTGTTGGTTGTTCTTTGTCTGGAGCTAAAACGTAATCCACCCAATAAACATTTCCCCCAAAACGATTCTTGCCGTAATGTGGATCATTAACAATTTTTATATTCTTTTTTCTCAAATATCTGATAACACTAGGTAAGTGTGTAAATCCGTAAATGTTATTACATTCTTTATTGCTGATTTTTCCGTGCTTTATTAAATGTAATAAAATAACATCTTCTTGCGACATATTTTTTTGTGAATAGATATTTCCGTTCATAGGTATTTTTTCTCCTTTACAGTCTGTGCCGTTGCATCATACAGTAGGTCAATCCGTTGGTTGCTATCTGTATGTCTTGATTTGCCAATCAAGAACTGTAAATCCCAAATTTTATACCTATCAGGTTCATAATAATAAGGTCTATGTACAAAACAAACCATATCGGCATCTTGTTCAATCTTTCCGGAATCTCTTAAATCTGATAATTTTGGAGTTTTATCCTGTCTATCAGCATAATTTCTATTCAACTGATGCAATACGAAAAATGGTTTGTTTACTTCCATAGCTGCTAATTTCAATTCTCTTGAAATATCGCCAATTCTTTCGTAGCTATTTTTATTGCCATTACCATTAATTAGTCCTAAATAATCAATGAACACAATATCACTATCAGATTTTTTAACCATATCTCTAATTTTTTGAACTGTAATATTGTATTCAGTACAAATTTTTATCGGCAATAATGGTAATTTTTCATCGATGTATCGTTTATAAACATCAAGCTCATAACTTCTGAAGGATTGAGTTCTAAATCTACTAGCATTAACTCCTGTTTGAGAACATATCAATCTGTTCTGAAGTTGTTTCATTGACATTTCTAAGCTGAAAACATCGACTTTATAACCTTGATTTGCGATACTTGCTATAAGATTTAACATCATGCAAGTTTTACCCATCGAAGTTGCTCCGGCTAAAATAATAAAATCACCCCCTTGCATACAACCGAGCTTTTCATCAATAGATGGGTATCCTGTTTTTATAATCTTTTGGTTTTCATCTTTATTTAACAAATCTAGGGCTTGATAAGAAACGGGCAAAAGTTGAGTAGTATCAATAAAATTATCCATTTCTTTTTGAATAAAATTCATATCTTGGGGAGTGCGTGCATTTTCGATAAGACGTGAAAAATATGCTTCGTGAACTTTATTGACATAGAATTTGTAGTTTACATTTGTGATGTAATTACTCTGAAGAAATAAAACTGTTTCTATTTCTTTAGGATTTTTCATTAAATCAGTAACAGTAAATACATTTACTTCTTTGTTAGAGTTCATTAAGTGTTCGCAGATTTCAAACACCTTAGCGAAAGTTCTATTCAAAAACATTTTTTGAGAAAGAACACTTAACAAGGTTTTTTGCATATCCCTCTCTGAAGCAAGTAGCATAATAATTAGCTCTTGTTCATATTCGTTAAGCAAACGCATTATATGATTTATTCTCCCTATATCTATCTTCATCCCGTTGGCTACTTTGATATTTATGCCAATTATTAAGAGAAATTATTGTGTGAGTTGGATTAGTTGTAATTTTTATATCATTAGTTGATTCTAATTTTTTCAAAGCCGTTCTAACTTGTTGTACTGATAAACCTGTTTCATTAGCTAAACTTCTAAATCCTGTTATTGTTTCTCCGGCTTTCAGTTCTAACCCTATATGTCGTGTTTTTTTATATTGAGCAATAAGTATCAGATGTATGAATAGAGTTTTACAAGGAACATCTTTGTACCACTCCCAATCCACCAATTTCCGATATATTTTTACCCAAGTTTCATCATTCATTATTCTTCAACAACATCAACATATTTGTTTTGTTCACTATCCCATTTAACTTTTTGGAATCCCCACCCAATTAGCTCAACATCTTCTTTTACTCTAGTTTGACCTTTTGGAATATACCGGTTTATACCAAGTTTTCCGGTAACTCTTATGTAATCTCCCTCTTTTACTGTTTCAGCTAATCTTTCAGCAGTTTCGCCGTTTCTGGTATTGAAAAAAGTTATGGGAAAACTCTCATATTCATCTTTTTTCGGTAATTTTTTGGCGAGTAAAATTTTAGTAAAACAACTTCCTTTTTCAGAATATTTTATTTCTATCCAATTCACTCGACCTAATATTTCAAATTTGTTCATTATTATCTCCTCTTTCTAGGTCAATGATTTCATCATCATTCCAATTTGTTTCATCTTTGATATTGAACATATCAATATCAATTTTTGATTTTGTTGTATTATCCATAGCTAATGCTTTTTGCATTTCAACAGATTTTGGTAACAGTTTCATAATCTGAATCAATACAGTCTTTTTGCACATAGCATCACGATCCTTTACCCAAGGAGAGTTTTTATCAAATTCTTTTTTGGTTTTATCAAAAGTTTTGCTATGTTTTTTGCCGTGTTCGATACAATCTTCAATGCTCATAACATTGAATAATGTTGCACCATTATTTAGTTTTGCGACAACATAAAATGCGATTGGTTCGCCTTTATCCTTTAATTTAGGAATATGCTTGATAAAAGGTGTTGTTCCATAAGCATATTCAAATTCTTCTTTTTCAAAAACTGTACGGACTTCAATACTCAAAGCCAATTCGTGCCTATAAAATAGAGTGATATAACCTTTGTAACCAATTTGGAATTGGACTTCTTTAATTTTTATCCATTCGTTTCCGACTTTTTTTGAATTGTTATAATCAATTAAATATGCTTGACCTTCAATATTAGGTTCTAAGCCTAGTTGAGCAGCTTGAAATAACGCACCAAGAAAACTCTCCGGAGTACAATCAGCAAGTCCGGGATTTAGTCTTAATGTTGTAAGTGCAATTCTAACAAGTCTTTCTGCGTTTAAATGAGCCGGTAAAGCCTTACCAAGTTCATTAACTGATTTTTTAATTAGTTCTTCAATAGGCTTACTTTTTTGTCTTTGAGCCAAAGCCTTTTCTTTTAATGTAGCAATTTGTGTGGACATTAGTTTTCCTTTCTAGGCTTCAAGCCAATATTTTTTGTATTTTGATAATTTCCCAAACGCATTTCTTTCCCTAACCCATTCATCTTGAATAGGGTATTCTTTGCGTAAATGCCTAATAACACTCTGTAAATCAATAACTCCTTTTTGAGCAGCTTCACGGGTTGTAATAGTGTTGCCGGCTTTTAAGAAATTCAAAATAAACATACATTGGCTTTGCCTTTGTTCTTGTACTTCTTTTTCTTCTGACATTTTTTACTCCTTTTTAATTTTGTATCTATAATTCAAAGTTCCCCTACGCAGCTTTTTTATTAGCAGTAATTCTTAAAACTCTAGTAGAGGATTTATCAAGATATTTTTCATAAATTCCATCAGCTTTAAGTTTTTCAACACTAACTTTATTACTTGTTTGAGCTTTCCAAGTAACTTTATATTTCTCTGTTAAGATTCCAATGTGATTACTAATTGCATTTTTCAAATCAAGTTCTAAAACTTCTTTTTCTTCTTCAAGAACAGAAATATTACTTTTAACTTTCTGAAGTTGTGCAATTTTTGTTTCAATTTCTTGATTTTCAACAAATTCTTCATTATGAGTAGGGAACATTTTTAAAATGACTTCATTATCACTAGGAGAAACCGGTGGTGGAGTTTTTGTTTTAACGTGATTCCAAAATTCTTTAGCCATTTCAACCATTGTGTCAAATAGTTCCTTATCAAAATCAATCGGTTTAGATTTAAAGGTTTGTCCACCGATTAAAACGGCAATATATCCACGTTTTCTGCCTGTAATTCCTAAATACCAAATAACTTGTAAAATGTATTCATTTGGGATTTCATCTCCTTCCCATTCTTCTTTTTTATGAATACCACACGTTTTACACTCCAAAAGTTCATCACTATTTGTAATAAGTCTATCAACGTGTGCAACCATATATGGATATTTTCGATGTCTGTACATTTTAGATTGTTTGCGAACTTGTTTTTGATTTTCTCTAGCAAATTTTTGAGCAACAAATTCTTCTAATTCTGTACCTAATTGTACGGCTTCGATTTTTGATAAATCATCTGGTTCAACTTCGCCGATTTTTTCAAGCCATAATTTAAGTGGAGTT